GTAAACATGGTTGGGATGTTAGAATCGTGCCACGTTTAGATATAGAGTCTGGCATTAAAGTAGCTCGTATGAACTTTCATCGTTGTTACTTTGATAAATCAACAGAACGATTGATTGAATGTCTCAAGCATTACAGACGTAACATAAGTAGCACAACCAATGAACCTACTGCACCATTACATGATGAATATTCTCATGGATCGGATGCGTTTAGATATCTTTGTGTTTCCATTGACGGTATGTCAAATGAAACTTGGCAACACAATGAAATAAAATATAACAGTTTAGGGATAGTTTAATGGCAGAAAAATTTACAGATGAAGAGTTATTGAGTCAGATAGACAATGAAGAAAACATTGCCTATGGTATTAATGACTCTCAACTATCAGCAGAACGTGCTGAAGCAATACAATTCTATTTAGGCGAGCCTTTTGGCAATGAGATTGAAGGCCGTTCTCAAGTTGTATCTTTTGACGTTCAAGATACCATTGAGTCAGCATTACCACAGCTACTTAAAGTGTTTGTATCTGGTGATGAAGTTGTTAGATTTGAACCAAAGAATCCAGAAGATGTAGAAGCTGCTAACCAAGAAACAGATTATATTAATCACGTTGTGATGGAAAAGAACAATGGGTTTGAAATATTTTATGTATGGTTTAAAGATGCACTTCTTTCTAAAAACGGTTATGTAAAAGTCTATTACGAAGAAGAAGATGATGTAGACGAAGAAGAGTATGAAGGTCTAACAGATGAACAGTTAGATATGTTGGTTGAAGATGATAACGTAGAAATATTAGAGCACGAGGCTTATCCTGACCCATCTGTAAAACCAATGCCAATGACACCTCCAATGATGACTGAAGGGCCAAATGTTCAGCCTATCAATGGTCAAGGTGTTGAGATTGACATGGAAATGCAACAAGCATTTATGCAACCCATGTTACATGATGTTAAAGTAAGAGTAACAGAAACAACAGGCCATATTAGGATTAAAAACGTAGCACCTGAGAACATGATGATCTCTGTAGATGCTACAGGCAACTGTCTAAACTCAGCACGTTTTGTTCAGCATCGTGAATTGATGCACCCATCAGAAATAGCAGAGCAGTTTGATGTTGATGAAGATGAACTTAATACCATTATGGCAGAGCAAGATGAGTTTGAATTAGAATCTAATGCTCGTGATATTTATTCAGAACAATATGATCGTGCTATAGACTCTTCAGAATTATTAGTTCGTGATACATACATTAAAGTAAATGGTGAACGTCATCGTTATGTTGTTGTAGGCAACAGAATTATCTATCGTGATGAGTCATGTGAAATTGTACCTTTTGCATCTATCACACCAATGCTTATGCCACATAGACACATTGGTCGTTCATACACAGATTTAACTCGTGATATTCAACTCATTAAATCTACATTGATGCGTGGTCAATTAGATAATATGTATTTATCTAATAATGGTCGATATGCTATATCAGACAGAGTAAACCTAGACGATATGCTCACATCAAGACCTGGTGGTATTGTTCGAGTACAAGGTGAGCCTGGTACATCTATCATGCCATTAACTCATGCTCCATTTCCTCAAACATCATTCCAGATGGTTGAATACATGGACAGCATGAAAGAAAAACGTACTGGTGTAACTGCTTACAATCAAGGTTTAGATGCTGATTCATTAAACAAAACTGCATCAGGTATGCAACAAATCATGTCAGCTGCTCAACAACGATTAGAGTTAGTCGCTAGAACATTTGCAGAAACAGGTGTGAAGAGTTTATTTATGTTAGTGCATCGTTTAGTGAGAAAAAATGTAACTAAACCTGATATTGTGAGAATTAGAAATAAATGGGTAAACATTGATCCTCGTGAATGGAAGAATCGTAAAGATTTATCTATCTCTGTAGGTTTAGGAGCAGGTAATAAAGATCAACAACTCATGCACCTCAATGCTATTTTACAAATGCAAAGAGAAGCATTGCAAGTTGGCCTTACATCACCAGAAAAAATCTACAATGCTTTATCTAAATTAACACAGAACGCAGGCTTTAAAGATCCTGAAGAGTTCTGGAACAATCCTGCTAATATGCCACAAGGTGCACAACAGCAACAACCTAATCCACAAGAGCAATTAATCCAAGGTCAATTAGCGATTGAACAACAAAAAGCACAAGCTGATATGCAGTTAGAAGCACAGAAAAATGAAGCTGATATGAGGCAAGAACAATTACGCTCAGAAAATGATATTATCATTGAGCGTGAAAGAATTGCTGCACAAGCTGAGTTAGAAAGATACAAGGCACAATTAAAAGCAGAAACTGACTTACAAATTGCAAACATAAAGGCACAATATGGTAGATAAAACATTAGAAGAAATTAAACGTGGCGAACAAGCACAAAAGATTTTAGATAATGAAGTATTTAAAGAATCATTTACTGCGGTAAAAGATCACATTATAGAAGCAATGCAAACATCTCCATTAGGTGATGAAACAACACACAATCGTTTAGTCATTGCTTTACAAGTATTAGGACAAATTGAGAAATCATTAACCAATGTAATGCAAACTGGTAAGCTTGCAAAGATACAAGTTAATGAACCCATCAGAGCAGTCAAATAGAATTTGGGTTAGGGCAAGCCCATTTATGTAACACCTTTGCCTAATTAAATAAAGGAAATATTATGAGTGACCAAGCTATAGAGCAGTCACCACAAAGTCGCTTAGAGGCGATGCTTGGTGACATACAAGATAATTCAATTCAATCTATTGAAGAGGATCGTGAAGAACCACAAGCAGTTGAGGAAGAGACTGTTGAAGAAACAGAAGAAGAAGTCGTAGAAGAATCAGAAGATCCTACAGACGAAGCTTCCGATGATGAAGAACCAGAAACTGAAGATGATGTTGAGGAAGATTCCGATGAGGAGCAACCTGTCCAAAATATCAAACTAAAAGTTAATGGTGAAGAAATTGAGAAACCGCTTGACGAAGTCGTGGCATTAGCTCAACAAGGACTTGACTACACTAAAAAGACACAAGAAGTTGCAGAGCAACGTAAAGAATTAGAAACTTTACAAGCACAGTTTTCAGAAACAACTAAACAGTTTCAAGAACAACAGCAACTAAATAACTTGTTAATTGAGGATGTAGCGAAAGTCACGGCACTAGACCAACAACTAGCACAATTTCAAAACGTGGATTGGCAACAGTTGTCTGATAGTGATTTCGTGGAGGCACAAAAGCTTTTCTTCCAATATAATCAGTTGCAGCAACAACGCACTGAAGTAGTTTCACAGTTTGAAGCCAAAAGGCAAGACGCATTGAATAGACAGCAACAGATGATTGCAGATCAAGTCGCTAAAGGTAAAGAACAACTTGCTAAAGAGATACCTAATTGGAGTCCTCAGACCACCCAAGAAATTATCGAAGCTAGTAAAGATTATGGGTTTACCGATAATGAATTGAACTCAATTATTGACCCTCGTCACGTTAGAGTGTTGCACGATGCTATGCAATGGCGAAAACTAAAAAGTAAAAATTCGGTAACGAAGAAAAAGGTCGCTAGTGCCAAGCCTGTTGTGAGACCAGGATCAAAAGACCCTAAAAAGGCCGTTAATTCTAACGCTACCAAATTACGTGAGCAATTACGCAGATCTGGTAAGTCAGAGTTAGCATCTAAATTAATAGAAAATATGTTATAAAGGTAAATTATTATGGCAGTCTCAGCAACCAATAGTTATACTGGTGCAGGTTTAGCTGAAGATTTTCAGGATATCATTTATGATATTTCTCCTGAAGATACACCATTGTTATCAATGGCTAAAAAATCAACAGCAGGTCAAACCTACCACCAATGGCAAACAGATGTATTAGCAGCAGCAGCTACTAATGCTCAATTAGAAGGTGACGATGCTTCTTATGCAACGTTAGCAGCAACAACAGTATTAGGTAACTACACACAGATTTCTCGTAAAACTGTTAATATTTCTAATACATACGATGTTGTTAAAAAGTATGGTCGTAAATCAGAAGTTGCTTATCAGTTAATGAAAGCTGGTAAAGAACTTAAACGTGATATGGAATACGCATTAGTGCGTAACCAAGCATCATCAGCAGGTGGTGCAGGTACAGCTAGATCATCAGCTGGTATCGAATCATGGATCGCAGGCAACAGCGTTAAAGCTACTGCAGCATCTACAGCTACAACTCCAGGTTTCTCATCTGGTACAGTTGCAGCTCCTACAGATGGTACAGCAGGTACTTTTGTTGAAGCAGATCTTAAGTCAGCATTAGAGGCAGCATGGATTGATGGTGGTGAACCAACAACTATCCTTATGTCATCTAAAAACAAAAAGCTATTCTCAGCATTTGCTGGTATCGCTGAAAAACGTCACATGGTAAATGGTACTTCAGAAGCTATCATTACTGCAGCTGCTGACGTTTATGTTTCTGACTACGGTAATCACACAGTTAAATTAGACAGATTCATGCGTGATAACGCTGTATTATGCTTAGACCCACAATACGTTGGTGTAGCATCATTACGTCCAATCACAAAAGAAGAACTAGCTAAAACTGGTGACTCTACTAAATACTTGATGACAGCAGAATACACATTAGTGGTTAATAACCCTGATGCTCATGCTAAAGTTCAAGGTGTTGGTGCTTAATCAACATTAATATATAATAGGGGGATAGCAATATCCCCTTATTTATTATGGCCATATTATTTGACAAAGATCCAATAACAGGTGTAACTCAATATTACGATTATGACCCTGTTAATGACATCCACATGATACACAATGTGCAAGACTTTGCACCTTTGGTAGAAAAGTTAAAACAAGCACAGAATAATCCTGATGCTTGGGCAAAGGGTGTTAAAGAATCATGGGTACACTATGCTAGCATCCCACCAGTGATTGAGATGCAATTAAAACAAAAAGGCATAGACATTTATAATAAAGACCAAACAAAAGAATTACTCAAAGAAATAAATACAAACTATCCTTGGTTAAA